AGCATTTCGGCCTGCTCGTTTATCTGCGCCTGCATTTGAGAGTTGGCCTGCTCCCGTGCCATAGCTTCGTTTTGTATGCGCTGCTTACCTTTTTCTACTTTATATGCCAGGAGCATGGCAGAACGTTTGAGATTGTTGGTATAGAGAATATTGATTACTTCGGAATGGCTTATATATCCTGCCCTGATGTCTTCCAGCATAAGTTGCATTACCATCTGCCGTTGTTCATCGCCCGGCCTGTCTTCTACCATAATATCATAATCGTAATGGGCAATACTTTCTGGCACACGGATATGCCTTCCTGTTGACTTATTGTAGCCATCGTAAGGGCCATTTTTAATGGCTGTCTTTAATCTTTGCGTTACTCCACGGGCAAGACTTTCTATGAGCTTACGCCTGCTATTAAGCATATACCACAGAGCATTGTTCGTGCTTTCATTTGCCATTTGTGCTATGGTTGTAAGGGTACGTGCATTAGGAGTGCTGCCATCGGTAAGTTCGTTAAGCCCGGATATTTCCCTTAATGCCTGCTTGGACTGGTTGATGTCTTGTATTATCTGCACAATATGGTCGGCCATATTATTGCTGATGGCGTTAATGGCTTTGTAATTCACATTTTTGTCCATGCTTATACCGCTACGCCTGCTAATTAATATGCCCGTTTCAAAAAACATATCTAAAACATCAATTGGCTTCATAGCCTGTCCACCCTTTCCGAGGGCTACACCCTCTATGGCTGCAAGGTCTATATCAAAACCATTTGGAACGAGCCTGTTTCGGAAATTGCGGAGTTTGTAGTTAGCTATGTTGATGTCGTCAATAATAGGTATCATTTGCTCGGTAAGCCCTACCGATCTCATATTGTGAAACGAAGCGGCCTGTATGTGGTAGCTCAATTTCGTTTTACTCATGGTCTTTACTTCTACAGTGCGTTTTTGGTTTTCGGCAAGGCCATAGTCGTAAATGTATTCTGTGCCTATAACCCATTTACCCTTATAAAGGGCTTCAATGGTTTTGGAGGTGTAGCTGTTCTTGGAGGTGTTTTTACCTTCTTTTTTAGGACTTGCTTTGCTAATGCGGATATTGCCGTTTTTGTCGGTGGTTTCTTCTGTAACTCTTTTGTTGTACGATATAAATTCAAAGTCGAGTACTTCTGTTTTAAATAGGTCGTATCCATTTGTTTCAACGGAACTGGTTCCCATTGTGGAAGGGTTGCCATACCTACCCTCAGCATGACTGCGAATGATGGCCATTTGGTCTTCATTGAAGGTTTTTGAAAGGTCTGACAACTTAACGGGGATAACTTCAAAACCCCATGTGATGTCGGAAAAATCGGGCTGTTCTGTATAGGAACATCCAAAGCTACCGGGATATACTTTCCTTACTGTAACCTTATTATTTTCGTCTAAGCCTTCTTTTACTATTGATACGCCAAAATCCACATTATCTTCTGCTACGGCATCTAATATTTTGTCGGTTTCTGTTTCGTAAAAAATCATTTGTACGCTTTCTTCAATATCCATAGCTCTTGTGAGTTTGGGCCCAAACTCCATACGCATTTCTAATTCCTCCAAATCTTCCGGCTCGCCGACTTCGGGTTTTAGCTCTGCGCTATCCGCTAATTCACTGCCCCTTTTTTGCAGTTCTTCCCGAAGCATTATTTTTGTTTTTATTCTTGCATATTCTTTATCTTCTGCATCGGTAGCGCTGGCATTAATAGGCGTGGCCACAATGTTGTAGCCTGATTTTTGAAGTTTAGCAACGGCGATATTTCTTAACACCATACCATCTGCCCGTGGTGTCATGTCTATTTTCATGTAGCTGGCATCCTGGCTCTCATCGCTAAGCAATTGTTTTTTGTAGCGGTCAAGGCTTTGGCGGTTTATGGCGTAGTCCCTTATTTCTGCGTATTTGTTGCGCTTGGCGTAAAATATGCTGCCGTCAGGCATGGATGAATGCCAGTTTGCCCATATGGCTTTACCAAATTGGAGAATAAAGTCTGCCTCGGATTTTTTACGTGGGTCTGTATCGTGTGATGGGAATGCTATGGTTTGGATGGTACTCATGATATTGCTGTTTTGCGGAAGCCGTACTCTTCCAATGATATTAATGGGGATTGTGGTTTGTTATACAATAGCCTGTTATCTGCAATAAGGGTGTAGCCTGCGGCCATAGCAGAATCGTAGGCTGTGGTTTTATTGAGGTCGAATTGTAGCCAGTCGTTAATGAGTGTGCGGAAGAAAACTTTTTTAATACTATTGAGGATATAACCTTCTGTAACTTCTGCTAACTGCTGATGTGTTTTTTGATTGCCCGGAATACCATAATCGTCATAACCATTTAGCTTCATTAAAAAAGCCTCATAACCACGATGGATAAAGTAGTCTTTCCAGTTGTTTTTGTTGCTTTCAAATAATATGAGGCAGCCGAAGAATACGGATGTTTTGAGCATATCTTCGTACTGTATATCTGTAGATGGCGCACGATGCCTGTAAGAACATACAAAAGCATCGTTATAAGGGTCTATGCTGGCGGCATCGTATTTCATTTTAACGAACATAGCGCCATCTGACCTACGGCTGTCTTTTACAATGGAGTGGCTGAAAGTATCTGCCCCGGCAACAAATCTGTGGGTGTTTCCAGGCCTGAAAAGGTTGCCTATGCGGCTTATGTTATTGCTTTCGCCTTCATTTTTAAAATTCCAGCATATTTCCCAATGGCCGTGTTTGTCTTTTACCCATATTACTTTTGTATCCCTTTCGCCATTCAGCCAAACGAAGTTACCACGCTCTATAATATTTTCGGCAATATTGATAATACCAAGCTGTTCATTGAGCAGGCCGCTATCGTAAAGGCATTGGTCTCCATCTATCCAAAAAGATTCATCAAGGGTGAATGGGTTTTTGCGGATAAAAGATGCAAGGTTGCGTGTATTGTTTTGCAGGGCAGCCCGGCGGTTCATAAAATATTCCCTCGCCTTAGCTTCATCAGGTTTACCGTATTTATTAAAGCCTACGTTGCCGTTTTCATCCCAATACATTGTTTTGTATGCAGGGAGGAAGTATGTGTATAGGCCTGAATTAGTGCGCCCGTTTTTGTCTCTTTTATCCCGGTTGCTGTTCTTTACTAATTTTTGAAACTCGGCACCGCCGTTTTCCATTTCTTCTACGGTTGTGGTGTATAATTGCTTGCCGATATATTTACCATCTACTTCTGAGCAAAACATGACAACATCGTGGCGGTCGGCAATAGAGTGGTCTTCTAACTTACCTGCTTCATCTGAAACGTAGCGGTGCAATTCCGGGCCGTCATAAGCAGATGGTTTTGCCGGTTTGTAATCTATAAACGATTCTAAAGCGGCATCTTCCGTATTTTTCTTTCTGCCTTTTTGGGATGTATTGAATAACCTCAATTCTTTTGAGGGGCTATCGCCTGCGCTGCGGTCGAATATCGGCCTTAAAAATTCGGGCAGCTTGCGCCAGGGTGCTATGACGGCTTTTTGAAATACCTCTGCGGCATCGCCATCTGTTTTGGATTGTATGCCGCCGTGCATTGCTTCGGTACGAAATATGTAGTGGTATAGGAATAGGCCGCTTCTCGCCGTTTTTCCTTCTTTCCTCTTTGTTATTTCGATTAAGCCAAGGCAATTAGGGTCTTCTATGCAATATTGAAGTACATAATAATAATCCCTGTTAGGTTCACGGTAGTCAAAGTATTTGCCCTGAAACTTCCAGTAATTTAGCAGCATGTAGTGTTGTCCGGTGATATATACGGGTTCGCCATTATTGTAAAACCATACCCCATAGATAATACGCCGTATTTCCCTTAGCCTTATATCTTCCAGTTCGGAATCGGTATAATCGGGGTCTATATCTTTCATTCGCCGCTCTGCTTCTACCCGTTTTTCCCAGTCGGCAGGCAGGGGCTGCCGCTCCCAATACTGCTTTGATTTTATTTGTGAGCGCTTAATAACATCTGTTTTCACCACTTCCCCTGTATCGGCATGGCTACCATACCCTACAGGTGGCAGCCAGCACTCATAAGGCGTACAACCATCGTTGCCGTCTATGAGTATTTTTTTACCGCCGTGGATAGGCTTAAACATCAGTTAAAAAGTTTAGCTATATTTTCAGGTGTAATTTTTAGTTTTCCCTTTTTTTCTAACTCTACATCTTCGCCAAAGAATGATTTGTATAGCTTGTCTATGCGTATTATGTCTTTATCCAACTCGTCTTTGAGGGCCGATTTCTTCTGCACGGCATCCAACTGTTCTTTGCTGCTTTTGCCTTCTATGGGTTCAAGCAGTTTTTTTGTGCTTTCCCAAAAGCAGTTTTCTATAACAACAATGGCAGCGTATTCCTTTGATTTGGAAAAGCGCATGAAATATTTTATGAGCATATCTACCAGGAAAGGGTGGCTGAAACTATATACCGAATCCATGTATTCTTCATCTTTTGCAGGGAGGCCTGCTATATCTGCGGCAATAGTTTTGCGAAAGTTTAAATCTCTTTCATTGATTAGAAGTGGGCTTTTAGGGTCGTAAGCAGCAATGATGTACCTGATAAGGGCATCTATATTGTGTTCTTTTATATCCCATGTTTCGTTTTCTATGAGCGAATAAAGCCGGGGGTATTTGACAATCATTTTTTCTTTTGCCATAGGATTAAATGCACATGCCGAAAAATCATCGTATTTATATGCCATTAAAAAAAGTTTTCTTTTGTATAACAAATTTCATTTTAAATACTATAATTTTGAACTAAAAGTTTGCCATAGATAACTTCACACAAATTCTATAAAATATGTCTTTTAAATGGAAGCCGCCGGGAGATAAATTATTATTGAGGGAAATAACAGAAAATGAACAGCATGGAATGCTGACTGTTGTGAATAATACAAGTGGGTTAAAGAAAGGGATTATACTATCTGTGGGTAAGGGATTGCCAGAATATGAAATGAGTGTAAAAGAGGGTGATGCTGTCCTGTATAAAAAAGAACATGCGGAGGATGTGATAGTGGATGGTGAGGTGTTGAAATTGGTACAGGAAAGGAATGCCTGGATTCCTCTTGATAATGATGAGTGAACTACCCATCCACGCAGGCGATGGATGGGTTTTACGGCACATTTTATAAAATATTTTGGATTGGCTTTATTAACAATAGAAGATTTTGTTTTTTGTATAAGAAAGCAGATATTCTTTCAGCGTGGAAGGGGTGGCAACCGGCACAAAATGTATTACACGGCTTACAACCATGAGTTAGTATATGCGAAAAGGTTTGAGTATAACTGGGAGGCGAAGCAGGCGAACAAAATAGGTGATGAATGGGGAATGATAGTGTTTATATACTGCGCCCGGCGGTATGGATTTAATGAAGATGAAATAAAGAAAGAATTAAAACTGCCGTCATGGAAGTACAGGCGTGTTTGCAATCAAATTACCAATGTAGTGAGTGGAAGATGTGAAAATGAACTGGTGTGCATTTTGGTTAAGAATAAAATAAAACTTGTGCATAACAGTGTAAGGTATTTTTTTAACGTAAAACCTATGGAAGATGGGGAAGTATGAGTGGAGCGATTTTCAGAATAACCGCAGGGAGCAACGGCGGCCAAGGGATAAAAAGCGGCTGAAACCTATACCCAAGAAATCAGCGAAGCGAATAGAGGATGATAAGGTGTATTTTGCGGAAAGAGATTTATTTTTGATGCTTCATAAGGATTGCCAACTGAATGTTCCAGGCTGCACTCATAAGGCTACGGAAATACACCATAAGGCAGGACGGATAGGCGCAAAATATTTGGATAAAAAATATTGGGCTGCAAGTTGCCGGAACTGTAACGGGTGGGTGGAGGTGAATAGTGCGGCGGCTAAGGAAAATGGATTGAAAATTTCTAAATTTAGTGTATAACAAAAAAGCGCTTGCTTATTGTTTTTGCAAATACCTTGACGGTAAATGAAAAAGTACAGGAAGAAAGCTGGCGTAAAGCGCCTTAATTCACTCAATTCCATTTCCAACTACCTCTGCTATCATTCCCCCTATGTTACAAAACATTACGGCTGCACTACCGGCGTTTTCAACTGCATTACGTATAACCTTAGCAGGTTCGATTATTCCAGCCTCTACCATATCTTGCCACCTATCAGATTTTGCATTGTATCCGTAATTATCTTCAAGACTAAGATAATCTATATACTCATGCGTTAGCTCCATACTTGAATTTTCTAATATTTGTTTAAACGGAGCTTGTAATGACGTTGCCAATGTAGATGTTTCAAGTAATGTTTCAGATATTTTAAAATATGTAATGCCCCCGCCAGGCAAATAACCTTCTTCCAGGGCGGAGCGAACTGCCAATATACTATCCTCTGCCAGGTCTAAATTAGCGTCTGTTTCTATTTCTGTTGCCGCCGCTATGTGCAGAATGGCTACGCCCTTACCCATACTCGCCGCCCGGCTTCTTAGGTATTCACGTTCAAAGTCGCTCACCGCTTCCGCTATACCTTGTTTTATTTCTTCCGCTTTATCCTTAATTTCTTCGGGATTACCCTGCCCATTAATAACTATCGTTTTGTTCTTGCCTATCACAACCTTTTCGCACAAACCCAGCCATTCATGGTTAAATTCACTCATGGGGCGGCCATTATCTTCGGATATTATCTTTCCACCGGTGAACACAGCTATATCCTGCATCATTTCGTAACGCTTTGCGCCGCTCTCCGGTGCTTGTACTACGCATATCTTCAATTTGCCCTGCTCCTTATTCTGTACAATTGTAGCCAATGCCTCACCTTCAATATGTGAGCATATAAGCAAGAGAGGTTTATCGTTTACAACAGCATAGTTTAATGCAGGTAATATATCTTCTACTTTTGATATAACCTTATCATATACCATTATCAGGACTTCGCCTTCCAAAACACATTCGGCTTTAGCCGGGTTTGTTATAAAATAAGGATGCATCATTCCTTTTGGGAAATAAAATCCACCCAGCACCTCCATAAAAGTTTTGTTTATTTGACTTTTGCGGAGATCTATCTGCCCATCTTCGCCTATCTGAGCGAAGGCATCGGCTATAAGAGTGCCAATCTCAATATTGTTGTTGGAGGATATTGTGGCTATTTGTTTTATTTTTTCGACATCCCCGTTTATTTTAACTGAATTATCTGCTATCCACCTAACAGCTTCTTTAACGATTAATTCGATTTCATCTTTCACAGCTATTGGGGATTGCCCGTTTTGGATAGCCTCATTAGCTGCATTCATCATGGCAGCAGCGAGTATGCAGGTTGTAGTTGTGGCATCACCGGCGCTATTGGCTGTCTTTTGCGCTGCATCACGTATCATTCTCACCCCGGCATCCTGGTACTTATCGGCAAGGCGTATTTCACGGATTACCTTTGCGCCATCTTTAGTTGCCCACATCTGCCCGTTTATGTGATTGCTTATTATATGCCGTCCCTGTGGGCCAAGTGTAACTTTTGCAAGGTCATTAGTAATGTTCACGCCTTTTAAGAAAGCCTCACGGGCTTCCTTTTCGTTTTTTATGCCCTGAAATACCTTATTATCCATAATTCACTAATTGTATATGCTCTGTGTTTAAAATATGATTATTATTTACTTTAAGAATTTTACCACGGCGAACTATTATATTTTGCCCTGTCTTTAGGTCTTTCACATCCGGCGATACCAGATAAACAACGCATTCTTGGCTCACAGGTTTATAGGTTGTTAATAGCGCCTGCTCTTTTTCTTCTTTAGGGATTACAAATATATGATTGCCTACCGGGTTCATGATTGTAAAATTATATAAAAGTTATCTATGGCAAACTTTTTATGATAAAATAAAAAAATATTTCACAATTTTACTACCGTATATGGTAAAGGCTATCGTGAATAACTGTTTAGTTATTATCCAAAAGAGGTTTCAGGACGACTTTGCCGGTATCAAAATAGATACCACATGGCGGCCGGAAGAATTTGCCACGCTGGAAGGAGTAGTCCACAGCGCACCATTTAGGATAGAATATGACAGGAACAGAAATATAACAGGACTGGTTAAACCTGGCGATAAAATTGTTTTTTCATACGGCGTGATTTATGATTTCACAAAGCAGCCGGAAAACGATACCCCTGTTTACCGGAACCTGATAACACATGAGGGGCAAGAATACTGGAAGGTGGACATTGGCGAAATATTTTGCAAAATATCCGGTAGCGGCAAAATTGAAATGATTACGGATAATGTATTGTTAGAGCCATATGCAGACCCGGCGACAGGCAAAAAAACAGATAACATGGGCGTTGTGAAAGCAAAGCCACAAAATATAAAAAGTATCCACATGGGAGATGTGGTATGCTTCGAGGACAGGTTTATTCAACGCTACAATATCTTCGGAAGCGAACATCTCATTATCCCTTCCAGAAGAATATTAGCCAAATTCTAAGTTTCTAATTTTTAAAAACATAAAAAAAAATCAAAAATGAAAAAGTTACTTTTTGTAGCAACTATTTTATTGTGCAGCATTAGTATTATGGCTCAAAACATCAGCCTCACCGCCATGAAAAAAACGTGGGGAACTACGGCACCCACGGGGGCGACCTTTGATACTATCAAGACCACAACGCCCATTTACCTGTACACGGGGCCTATTACCGGATATAAAGATGCAGTAAACATTACTGCCGTTGCCACAGAGATCTCCGGCACTACATCTGGAACCGTTACACTACAAGTAAGCGATGATGGAATTAACTGGGCGCCTTATCAAAAAACATCTGCCGATACGCTCACATTAGCAGACGTTACCACGGCGCAGGTATTCAGGTGGAAAGTTTTAAATCCAAGTGATAAATATTACAGGGTTGTAGGGATTGGAGGGGGAACAGTATCTGTTCTCTTAACGGCTAAATATTCCGCAGCCCTGCTTAAACAATAATACCCGTGGACTTAAAGCTCATACATGACCTTATCAGGTTCTTTTTACAAAAAGAACAAAGCGGATGGTTTTCGCCGGAGGAATTAGATAATCTTTTAGACCAGGCGCAATGGGTTTTATTCAATCAACTAAAACCAAATTATGCCAAAGACCAATACGCACGGGATGCTCTTAGTATATTTTCTACGCCGTTCATTTATACAAGTACAGCAGCAGGTCTTGTGCAACTTCCCGTTAATCCGTCTGTAAGTCCATGTTATGAGCATTTACTTTCAATTTTCACGCAGTATTGGGATAATAACCAGGGGCGGATAAGAACAAACGAAATCCATGTGTATAACGAGGATGAATTAGCCCGTAGGTTAGATAGCCAGATACTTGCGCCGTCAATAACACAGCCAATTGGCTATGAGCCAAGGCCCGGACAGGTTCAGTTATTCCCCGAAACGGAAATAAGCGGCAAAGGATTTTATTTAAGAAGGCCAATAAAACCTGTTTTTGCTTATATACAGTCGGGATTAACAATTGCCTACAACCAGGCAGGCAGTACGCAGTTAGAATGGCAGAGAAGCCAAATAAACAAGATTATCATTCTTACTCTACAAATGGCAGGGGTTAATGTATCGGAACAGATGATTATAGAATGGAGCGAAGCTAAACTACAAACACAACCATGAGCAACATTGTAAAGATATTATCCCGTTTCGGCGTAAGGCACAGCCCACGAAGAAAAACTGATGATAATGCTTTGCAGAGCTTGTTCATTCGTGCCGACCAGCTTTGGGGCGCAATGGAGCAATCCATATTCCCTAATTATCAAACAATTTTTAAGGGCGAAATATTGGTACACAACGGCGAGCAGGTGTACTGCATAGAGCCACCAAAAGCAATAAAATACGAAGTAGCGGTATGAGTTTGTTAGAAGAAAACGCCATCACAAGATTGGCAAGTGTAAATAATGTGGATGTGAACACAGCCACGCCAACAGTACTTTACCGGGTGCCGTTTGATAAAACCTGTGTCATTACCAGCATTATTCTACATAGCGCAAGCTCAGATTTGGACACTGCAAGTATAAGTATTGGCTACAACAGCGCAACTTACGATGATATAATTGCAGATGCTACCCATGTAGAATTAGCAGACGACACAAAGTATTCTGCATTACAACCAAAAACAGGGGCAGCTTTAGGAACTGGCGGATCAGAACTATGTCTAAAGGCAAACACCCTGCAAGGAGCAGCCGCCACACTAACAGTAGAGGTATTTGAGTACTTATTTTAAAAATTTAAAATGGCGATTGTAACTAAAATATATCTTTTAGAGCAGACAGAAGCTTTGCTGGCAGGAGGTACGCCGTCCGCAGGCTTCAAGTTTGAGCGTGGCCTTATCCTAAGTTATATCCAGCAAGCTATTAACGCCAGGCTTAAATCTGAATATTTTAATGTTACCCTACCATCAGAAGAAACTATACCGGACGGACTTATACTGGCTACTTACGAGGATGTACCTGTGGAAAGATGGAAAAGCAAAAGCAGATCCTTGCTGCCAGCTATCCCTGTTTCGTTAAAAAGAGATATGGGAACATACCATATCAGCGACCCGGATTACCCCGATGAGCCTTTTATCCCTATTCAATCAGGTTTATATCCGTTCATAAAAACACAAAGCCTTATCAACGGGCTTTTTGGGCATATAGGGTACAGCAGGGAAAACAGGTACATAGTTTATACCGAAGATATTACTCTTCGAGAAAATCCAATAAATAAGGTGCTGATGAAACTTGTTGTAATGGACTTTAACCAATACGGTGATTACGATATTCTGCCATTAAACGCAGAGTTGGGAATGGAGATAGTAACTAATGTGGCGCAACTATTATCCGGCGCACCGCCACCGGACAGGAAGGTAGATAGCATTTCAGAACAACCAATGCAGGTAACTAATATGTCTAAGTTTGTTGGCGGATATCATACTTTACGACCTAAAGAAGATCATTTTAGCAAGACTATGGCTAATGTTGACCGTGCTGTAGCTGAATATACCCTGAATGATCCTAAGGCATCGCCCATGCAGAAAGCTGTTGCGATGACAAAGAT